AGACGGAAACAGAGCGGTTGTAACAAGTTCATATATGAACGGTGCAACTAAGACATATACAATACAGCCGATAAATGCGTGGGAACGGCACGGCGAGTGTTTACTTGTTCCCGTGGAGAACGAATAGATATGAGCGACATAAACAAACAGTTAAAGGATTTTTCTGTTGCACTAAGTAAATATCGTGAAAGCGTGCATGAGAAAGAAACAAAGTTTGTTACAGTCGCTTGTGCAGAAATAGAACGGCAAGCCAAAACGCTTATGCGTGATACAGCCGTTGACATGGAGAAAACATACGGTAAAAAAGGACATCACCCTAGTTTACCGGGTAATGCTCCAGCCCCGGACACGGGAACATTAATGCGAAGTATTACGCATGAAATAAAGCAAGAAAGTGATGAGGTAATCGGGATTGTAGGTTCTACCTTAAGAAATCCTGATTATCCTAAGTTCTTGGAGTTTGGTACAAGTAAAATGAAGCCTAGGCCGTGGCTTAGTACGGCAATAGAGAAAAGTCAAAACTTTATGGTTCAGGCTTTTCAAACGATTATGAAAGGGGAAGGCGATAAATAATTATGCTGACAAAACGGCAATATTTATTGAGTAGGTGATAAATAATGCTTAATATGAAAAAATACTATCAGACATTACTTAGTTCTTCTTCTGAGCTTGCTGCACTTTTAGGGCAGAATGGCGAAATATTAAGTGCATATCCCGATGAAGTTACAAAGTTCCCTGTAATTATTTATGAGGACAGTAACCAACGTGATATTGCATTCAGTGATAACTTACCTAACGGAACAAGCGCAAGCGTGAGAATACATATTTTTACAAAAGCACTTGACGGATATTCAACTACAACGGCGTTCGGTAAAGTTATTCACGATCTGTTTAGGTCGGACTTCTGGACGCAGACGGCAAATACGGAGTTATCAGAAGATGATAACGTAAAACATAGGATAATGGATTTTAGTAGAGAGTTCTACGAAATCTAATTATAGATTAGTAAAATAAATTAAGGAGATTAAGCACTATGGCTAAAGAAAATCCTGTAATAGGCTTGGACAACGTTGTAATTGCAGAGTTGCTGAGCGATGACGTAAATGGTGTAACATACGACACACCGATTGCACTTAAAGGCGCTGTAAACGCAAGTGTAAACCCTAACTCTGACGTAGCAGTAGACTACGCAGATAACGGTCCATTCTTCGTAATGAACAACCGTGGAAACACAGAGTTGACACTTGAACTTACAAACGTAGACCCTGCAGTTCAGGCAAAAATGCTTGGACAGAAAAGAAGTGGTGGAATTACCGTTGAAACTCCGATGGATTCTGCTCCATACTTCGCAATGGGCTTCCGTGTTTGGGTTGGTGGAACTGACGAAAACGGAAACAAAATCTACGAATATATGTGGCTTGCAAAAGGTAAGTTCTCTGTACCTGAAAGCGGCGCAGAAACAAAGAAAGAAAGCGTTTCATTCCAGCACAAGAACATGACTGCACAGTTTGTTGCTACAATCTTCGTTCCTAACGGACAGGATAGCGGTACAATCTGTACACACTGCCGTTCAGATGTTGACACATCAAGCGCAGTAATTGCTAACTGGTTCAACGCTCCAGTAGTAAGCGTAGCAAGCCAGGCTAACACAATCACTGTAACAAGTGCAGCACAGGTTAGCGACAAGCTTACAATCACATTTGCAGCAACAACTGCAACAACAATCGCAGAAGCAACAGCAAACGCTAACAACATCACAGTTCTTGACAGTAACGGTGATGTTATCGATGGTTCATTTGCTATCGGCGTAAGCGGAAACGTTGCTCCAACTGTTGTATTTACTCTTGCAGATGAAAACGATGTTGTTAAGACTGTAGTAATCGGTGCAGGTGTAAAAGACATCTACAACGTAGCAGTAACACCGAAAGTTGTTACTGTCGCTTAATTACCTAGCCGGGTAATTTTGACGATAAGTTAAAATTATGGTAAACTTTAGGGCAAGGCTTGAAATATAGTTCTTGCCCTATTTTATTTTAAAGGAGCGTTCTAAAAATGAGCGAATTAGAAAAGGTAAAATCAAGTGATGTAACACTTAAACTTGGCGGTCGTGACAGAAAAATTAAATATGGTTTTTCTGCATGGGCGAAACTTGAAGAAAAGTACGGTGGAATTAAAAACTTGAATCTTATGGAAAAGGATATGCAGGAAAAACCATTCCAGACTATCCCGTTTCTTATCTGGATTGGACTTCAGGACAAAGAAGGACTTACAGAAGAAACTGTACTTGATGAATATTCAATGCATGACGTTGAAAAGATTTCCGAAGTTTTGGCAAGTGCGCTTTACGGCTCACTTCCTAAGGCTGAAGAAGAAAAAAAATAAGCGGAGAGCCGTTAGAAGAGTTACCTTATACATATCTGCTTGCAGAAAGTATAAGCACACTTGGACAGACGGAAGCGTGGTTCTGGGAATCAGAGCCGCGCTTAGTTCTTGCTCTTGTAGAAAAGAAGAACGAAATAAAACAAATAGAACAAAAAAACCTTGCTGCATATATCGCTTGTTGTGTATGGGGGAAGGACCCGTCAGACTTAGACGGAACAAACGAAGAGCGTAAAAGAAAAGAAAAGGTGCCAGGTCGTGACATACCGATTGACCCGGACTTATTAAGAGGATTCTATGGCTGATTTTTCTATTAGTGCAGAATTAAAAGCAAACGCTAGTCAGTTTGTTTCAGAATTAAAAAAAGGTGAAACAAGTGTAAATAATTTTGGCGGTATTATTGATAAAGTTCTCGGCCCAAAAGGTAAACTGATTATGGCTCTAACGGCGGCAACAACAGCAGCCGTAAAGTTCGGGCAGGCAATGAACTTAAGTATGTCAGAAATTGCCAAAGGAACAGGAAAGACTGGTGAAGAGCTTTATAAGTTGCGAGAAAACGTACATGACGCATTAGTAGACGGAGTTGCCCGTTCAGCCAAAGAAGTCGGCACAATGATTGCAGACTTAAATACTCGTTTTGGTGTAACTGGGAAAGAAGTCGTACAGCTTACAAAAGACTTTGACAAGTTTGCAAAAGTAACAGACACGGACACAAAAACAGCCATTAATCTTACAGCCGACGCAATGGCTAAGTGGAACATTCAGACAGAAGATACAGATAAGTTACTTGATCAATTAACAAAGGCAAGTCAGGAAAGCGGTGCAAGTGTAACAGAATTATTGAACGGCTTGAAAAGCGGACAGGCTGTATTCAGTCAGTTTGGTATGAGTGCAACAGACACGATTGCATTCATGGGCGCATTAAAGCAGAACGGTATAGAATCAAGTCAGGCACTTATCGCAATGAAAACAGCACTGGCTAATTTTGCAAACGACGGCATAAACGCTCAGGAAGGATTTGCTCAGGTAAGCGAAGCAATAAAGAACGCAACAAGTCAGACAGAAGCATTAAGTATAGCAACTGCTACCTTTGGCGCAAGAAACGGCGCTGAAATGGTAAAAGTTCTTCAGTCGGGCGCATTGTCCGCTGATGAGTTTAAGAATAAATTAATGGAAGCCGGCGGAGCGGTAGAAAGCACTCACAAGGCAGCAAGAACAAGCAAAGAGGCAATAGCGGAACTTGGTTCTGCATTAAGCGGAACTTTTGGCGGGCTTGCAGAAGGCTTGGAAAGTTTATTTAAGGGCATTGTAGATGTAATTAAGCGTGCAATACAGATGATAGACCCGATTGTTCGTCCTCTTATGAATATAGTTCGTGATGTATTAAGTTTTGTGGGTGAACTTGTAGCAGAGATTGCAAACTTAATCGGTGACAGTGTAGAGAACGGCTTAGGGTTCAATATGGTTGCTTCGAGCCTCCAGTCTGCTTATGAAACTATACATGACATTCTTGCTAATTTGCTTGAAGTATTTAAAAACGCATTCAGTCTTATTTCTCATGTAATAGGCGGGCAGTGGGACGTTGTATTGCTTGATTTTGAAAAGGGATTTTTGCTTTTTGCTAAAACTATTCTTGATTATGTAAGCGACTTACTTAATGGTTTTAAAGGTCAGATTAATGTATTCATTGAAAAAGTAATTAATCCGTTTATTGAAAAAGTAAATTTTGTAGAAGAAAAACTCGGCAGAAAAAAAACTGAAAAAATGAGTCTGATTGAAAACTTTGATTTATCTGGAACAACA